GACATTCTTCAGCCAGCAACTACTCAAGCCGTTGGCGCTTTCGGGCGCGTGTGTCATAACCATTGACCATGTGACCAAGTCCAAGGAATCTCGCGGGAACTATGCCATTGGCGCTCAGGCCAAGCGAGCCGACATCAATGGCGCTGCCATTATGTGCGAGGTCGTACTGCCATTTGGCAGAGGAATGTCGGGCGAATTGACCTTGAAGGTAACCAAGGATCGACCTGGTCATGTTAGGGCTAACTCCAAGGAGGCCAAGTTTGCCGGAACTGTCTCCCTCAAGTCATCGGCTGACGGATCGGTCGTAATGACGATCCTAGCGCCAAATGGCGAGCGCAATCGCCTTCGGCCAACGCATCTGATGGAGGCGGTCAGCCGCCTTTTAGAGGCGGCGCAGGGGGCGTTGTCGAAGAATGCGATTGAGAAAAATATCACCGGCAAGGCCGAGTGGGTTCGAGTTGCGATTCAAGTTCTTATTGACGAGAAGTTTGTTGGCATCGAGAACGGCGCTCGCAACTCACTCAATTTGAAGTTGTTGCGGCCATATCGAGAATCTGATGACAGCAAGGCTGGACTTGATTCATTTGATTATGGAGAGGCAAATCATGCGTAATTACGCTCATTTGACCTCGTCCCACCTCGTCCCGAGAAAAGTTGATTATTTGAGCGTAAAAAATGACTTCGTCCCGACCTCGTCCCGCCGATTTTGCATAATTGAATTTGACCTCGTCCCACCTCGTCCCGAAATTCACGCTCATTTTGACTTCGTCCCACCTCGTCCCAAACGCGGGACGAGGTCAAATCGTCCATTTGCCCATGACTTCGTCCCCCATCCCCCTGTCTTTAGACAGGGGATGGGACGAGGTGGGGTCGTTCAAATAAAATGACTTCATTCATCAATTCCCCTGCTGAACTAATCCAATGCCGAAAATGTACTGGCTGGATATACCAATGCCATGTCAACGGCTGGCAAATCAAAGTTGACCCGATCGCGCTCAACTTTGAAACTGAGATTTCCCTGCGAATGGAAGGTCGGCGAATCTATCAAACTTTGAAATTTGGAACAGATTTTGAATTGGAGAATCGAACCCTTTGGCATATAACCAATGCCCATCGATTGGCCAAAGTTCTCGCCGAGCATTCCTGCCAAACCCCGACAATCTTTGAACCTGCCCCGCTTTATGAAACCGCCAAATCTAAGGAGCCAAACTTCTAATGTCCTGTCAACTCTGCAATCGGATGGTTTCAATCGAAGGTCTTTGCCAGCGTTGTCATTCCAAGATTCATCAGATGCTTGATGACTTGCTGGCATTTTGGGATTCGGCTCATAACGAGTTATTACCTGGCAGATCAGGTTCCGGCGGTCGATCCTCCGAGCGAACCATTGGCCTCAATGTCAATGCGCTTTCCTTTATTGCCGGCGATGACATTTTGGGCTGCCTGCATGAATGGGAGAAATTGATTCGCCAAGATCGAAATCTAACTCGGCCAGCATTCTTGAAACGATTGTCATTGGTTGATGAATTACACGAGGCAGTCAAGTTTGCTCAGGTTCATCTGCCTTGGTCGGGAACTCAAGACTGGATCGGTGACTTTGTTGATGAGCTGCGTGAACTGCATTCCAAGGGAATGACGGCTGCCAAAGCCTTCATCGAAAAGTCTAGGAAGATACCTTGCCCAGCCGAAGTCGGCGATGGCGGCGTCTGCGGCAATCGGCTTGCGATCAATACCGATGATCCGCTTGACATCTTCCAATGCCGAAAGTGCGAGAGCCAGTGGACAACCCTGCGGCTGGTAGCAGTTGCCATGAGCGATGTGAAGCGAGAGGTTTGGCTAGATGCTGAGGCCATTGGGAATTTCATTGGCGTTAGCGAACGCCATGTCCATCGACTTGCCAAGCGCCATGATGTCAAACGCCGAGGCCAACTCTATGACTTGAATGCATTGAGGCTGGCACATGGCGTTGATGCTTGACTTGACAAATCGTGTCCCGAGTGCGTGCTACGCTAAGCGTGTCGGTGTTTGTTATGCCGTCACCTCAGAAGCTTATGATTGTTCAATGATCCTCACAGCGAATATGCCTGAAGAAGAAATCGATGAAGCTATCGGTTATCTCTCTGATGGAATTCGTGTTGCGATAAGTCAGGAAAGAAAAAAAGCATTGTTGGATTTGGTTGATGCGTTACTCGATGCAAAGTTAGAGAAGGCAACCCAATGACAACAATCATTTGCATTCAGAAAGAAGATAGCGTTTCATTTGGTGCAGACTCCCAAACGACAGCGCCTAACGGCAGAGTTTATTCGCATGACAAGATGGTAAAGATAAGCCAAGTCGGTAACTACATAATTGCCGGATCAGGCGAATGCGCTCCTTGCGATATTGCTCAGCATATCTGGCAACCGCCATTGCCTACTGCAAAAGATTTGAAAGACTTATATCACTTCATGATTGCCAAAGTTATTCCATCAATGAAGCAATGCTTCAAGGATAACGATTACAAATTAGAAGATGATTCAGATGAGACACGCTTTGCATTCCTTATCGCTATCAATGGCACAGTCTTTGAGATAGCAGATGACTTCTCAGTTGCAATGAATAGATCAGGCTTCTATGGCGTAGGCAGTGGAAGTTCTTATGCAATAGGCGCACTACACGCAGGAGCAACGCCAGCGTTAGCAATGAAGATAGCAGCAGAGAATGATGCGTACACATCAGCGCCGTTTGTATGGAAGACACAGAAGAAGAACTAATGCCTAAGATGCCATGCCTTACTTGTGGCATTCCTACTGCACACAGTAGATGCCCATCATGCCAAGAGCTATGGCGAGAATCAAGACCAACGCGAGTGCGACCTACATCAACACAGCGTGGATACAACGGAGCATGGCAAAGAATTAGATTGATGATCCTGGTTAGAGATCACTACATCTGCACATACTGCAACAAGAAACTAATCGGCAGTGATGCAACAGTCGATCATATAATTCCGCTCAGTAAAGGCGGCAGTGGTACTGACCCAAGTAATCTCACAAGTGCTTGCCGCAAATGCAATAGCAGCAAGAAAGATCACGCTTGATACCAATTCTTGTTTTTTCTGACGAGCGCGAAACAACCCAGCCCCCCCATGTCGAACACATGGTCGCAGTTGGAGCCCCTACCAGTCTTGGAGATTTTTCAAATGGCAAACCCGCCAAAGCCAAATGAATTGAAACGCGCCCAAGGTAATCCAGGCAAGCGCCCAATGAAAGCCTTGGCGACAGTCACAACAATCCCACAGGCCGCCGCAAAAGCGCCTGAGCATTTATCACCGGCAAGCAAAGAGCTGTGGACACGCCTTCGCGAAACCGCCTTTTGGATTTCCAATACCGATCAATCCTCACTCCAGTTGTTATGCGAGAAGTTAGATCGGCGCAACGAATTAGTGGCAAAGTTGCAAGCAAGCGATTTTGTTTTATTTACCGATAAAGGCTATGCCTATGCCAATCCACTTGTTGGAATGCTTTCAACAATAGAAACTGAAATTACCAAACTGTTCTCCCTGCTCGGATTGACATCAACAGACCGAACGCGATTAGGGGTCGCCGAGGTCAAAGCCAGGAGCGCACTAGATGACCTCATCGCAAAGCGATCTGGTAAAGCCTAAACAAATTCAAGGCTGGCCTCCGCGCTATCTTTCACCGATACTGCCAGAGGATTTGAAACGCACTCGCGGTAACAATGTAATTGATTTTGCCCAGGCGCTTTGTACGATCACAAAAGATTCCATTGCTGGCAATGCTGGCCAACCACTTGTGTTTCGCGATTGGCAAAAAGAACTGACCCGCCATTTATTCGCTGAACAAAAGAATGGATTGCTGACACATGGCCGAGCACTTGTTGGATTGCCTAGAAAAAATGGCAAATCGGCATGGCTCGCTTCTATCGTTCTTGAGCATCTCATCTTTGGAGTCTCAGGCGGGGAAGCCTATTCAGCCGCAGCCGACAAAGATCAGTCCAAAATCATCTTCAACACAGTCAGGGACATGGTCAAGAATCAGCCGGAACTTTCGGAATTCCTAACTGTCTATAAGGATTCAATTTACAATCCCAAAAATGGCAGTGTCTATCGCGCTCTATCATCTGAGGCATTTACCAAAGAAGGATTGTCGGCAACATTTGTTGCCTTCGATGAACTTCATGCCCAGCCATCACGCGAGTTGTTTGATGTTCTCTCACTTTCAATGGGCGCTCGCAAAGAAGGAATGCTAGTTGCAATCACAACTGCTGGCGTTCAAACAGATCAGTCAGGAAAAGATTCGATCTGCTATTCCCTCTACAACTACGGCAAGAAAATTGCTAGTGGCGAAGTTGTCGATCCCAATTTCTTTTTTGCTTGGTGGGAACCAAAGAACGAGACTGATGACTGGCGTTCTGAGCAAGTCTGGTCGGATTCCAATCCTGGTTACAACGACATTGTCAGCAAAGATTCATTTGAATCGACAATAAAGGTAACGCCAGAGGCCGAGTTCAAAACAAAGCGACTCAACATCTGGTCATCAACATCCGATGCTTGGCTTCCGCATGGCACTTGGGATGAAATTGCAGATAACAATCGAGTCATCGAGGATGGCTCCAATATAGTTTTAGCGTTTGACGGCTCATTCAATGGCGACTGCACAGTCATTGTTGCCGTAAGTGCTGATGAAATTCCACACATCATGCCAGTTGCCGTTTGGGAAAAACCCGATGAGGCTGGCGCTGACTGGCAAGTTCCGGTCTTAGAAGTAGAGGATGCAATTCGTGAAGCTTGTAAGCGTTGGCAAGTTATGGAAATTGCTTGCGATCCTTATCGTTGGGCTAGGACTTTCCAAGTTCTTGAGGATGAGGGCTTACCGATTGTTACATTCCCACAAACCGCATCAAGAATGACTCCAGCGACAACCCGCTTCTTTGAAGCCGTTGTCAATAAATCAATTACCCAAAGTGGCGATCCGCAACTGGCTCGACACATTGGAAATGCCCAACTTCGCGTGGATCAACGCGGTTCAAGACTGGCAAAAGAAAAGCGCGGATCAACTCGGCGCATTGACTTGGCAGTTGCATCCGTTATGGGACTAGAGCGAGCCGTTTGGTGGCATTCACAAGGCAATGCGTTGCCACAAATTTTCGATCCCTGGTCAATAGATGAAGGAGAGGCTCCTAGTGTTTGGTCTAATCACAACAATTACTGAAACAGTTGGCGCTCTACTAATCGCAGTTGGCGTTGGAATTTGCTTTGGAGTTGGCGCGGCACTAATTACCGGCGGGGCTTTGATCCTGCTTGGCAGTTATCTTGCAACAATTTCATCAGAAAGAGGCGTTGAATGAGTATTTTCACAAGAGGTATCAAGTCATTTACAGTTGGCCGATACCCACAGTTCAACAACTATGTTTCCCCACTAAGCCAACTCTACGGCCAGACATCAATGACCAGCGCTGCTGGCGAGCGCATTGATGAATGGACTGCTCTTGGAGTTTCATCAGTCCTTAGCGCGGTTTCATTGTTGGCAGACTCAGTGGCTTCAATGCCAATGCGTTGTTACCAGATTGACAAAGATGGCAAGCGCATCATGCGCCCATTGCCCGATGTATTAGCGAATCCCGATCCTGAATCCAACACTTACGAACTCATTCATCAAGTCGTGGCTTCGCTTGCTCTTCATGGA